ATAGTAAACCGATTTTCATTAAAATCATTCATAGGAGCAACAATATTTGTGAAATTTCTAAGAATGCAACAAAGAATATTATAGAAAACGACGTATATCCGATTTATACTACTAAAAAGAGAACTAAAGAATTTAAAGAATGTATGTCTGTTGTTGAAACATTCAATGACCGCATTAATACCCTGTCTTTTGTTGGCACTTTAGGATTGTTTGTAAATGTTGGACCACTTCTTAAAGTTAGCAAATTAGTAGCAGGATCCCTAGGAATTGGTGGAGGGTTGTACATTAAGAATATTCTAAGTAAATTTCACCGAAATGTCAGTTATTGCGATTCTATCAATGACAATGACAATAACATGAATATGGATTCCTATCACGATACTTACGAATGGACTGGTGGTACATACAAAGGACAGTTTAAGAGAAACCTGTTTCACGGATATGGAGAACTGTGGGATCACGAAAACAATCACTTGTTTAAAGGAACCTTTAAGAATGGGATTCCAGATATTTGCTGAGTTAATTAATTCGAAAAAATCGAAATTTTTTTTCTTGCTTATATAGTATAAAATAAAATGGGAGGAGGATTAATGCAATTAGTAGCTTATGGCGCACAAGATATTTACCTTACAGGTAACCCACAGATCACCTTCTTCAAGGTTGTCTACAGAAGACACACTAACTTCGCGATGGAAGCCATTCAGCAGACTATGAACGGTACATCTGCTTTAGGTGGTGAAGTCTCTGTTACTATCTCTAGAAATGGAGATTTAGTACACAAAATGTATTTAGAACACCAGGTTACTATTACGGCGTCCGACGGCACCAATGTGATTGGTGTTGGATGTGATTATGGAAGTCATGTAATGAAAGAATGTGAATTAGAAATTGGTGGTCAAAGAATTGACAAGCACTATGGTCACTGGCACTCTGTTTGGTCTCAGTTATCTGAGTCTAATCCAAGTGGTGCTAATACTACCTTATTTAATAAAATGACTGGTAACGGGGATGGCGCGCAGCACGCGAACGGTGCAGGAATTAATGGTTGGACCTCCACAACCGCAGGCAGCGATATTACAAAGGGTAGATTTTGGATCCCCCTTTATTTTTGGTTTTGCCGCAATCCGGGTTTAGCTTTACCACTTATTGCCCTACAATACCATGAAGTTAAAGTTAAAATTAAGTTTGAAGAGTTAAAAAATTTAGTATTAGAGGATGCAAATGGCGCATTTAACGCCGGCGGCGCTATCACAGCGACTGCAACTGGTACCTATGATTTATGGTGTGATTACATTTACCTTGACACTGATGAAAGACGTCGTTTTGCCCAGGTTTCGCATGAATATTTAATCGAACAGTTACAATATGAAAAAAAATCAGATGCTTCCTCTATGCTCCTTAACTTTAACCACCCGGTTAAAGAATTAGTGTGGAGTGGTATAAGAGGTCTCGGTACAGCTGGTGCTCCTGCCACCGACGTTGATAGTCAGTTATTTGCTCGTGCTGCTATTGCGGATGGCACATATCAGATAAAACTCAATGGTCACGACCGTTTTGCTGCACGTGATGTAAAATATTTCACTAAAACTCAAGTATGGCAGCATCACACCGGATATGGTTGTACTCAGATAGGTGACACTATTGGTGTATATTCTTTTGCCCTCAAACCAGAAGAACACCAGCCATCGGGGACCTGCAACTTCTCGCGCATTGATAATGCACAGTTAATTGGCACAGGTACCACGTCAGCACTTAATGTCTATGCCGTTAACTACAATGTTCTTCGTATCATGTCTGGTATGGGTGGGTTAGCTTACTCTAATTAAGTAAATTAAATATAAAAGTAATTATAATTTTAAAGATTATTTAATACATTATCTTTTTCTTCATCTGATATTCTTCTTTTAGAAACATTAATAACTAATTCTGTTAATGTTTTTAAGACTTCTACTTTTTTATCTTCAGATAAATTTTTAGATTCACCGACTAATGTATATCCATCCATATTTAAAAAATGATCATGAGTCGCAAATGTGGTAGCACCTTCGGTAACCCATAATTTAAGAACTTCAACTGTTTTTTCCATATTATCTAAGTTTTCATCAACTTCGGTTCCTTCTTTGAGTAAAGTTTCTACGTCCCTTTTTCTAATGTCATTATGCGACCATTTACCTAATACATTAATTAATGTTTTTAATGAACATATATCATCTGATTTTACAACTTTAGGTTCTGTAACCGGTTCTTCAACTTTAGGTTCTTCAACTTTAGGTTCTTCAACTTTAGGTTCAGGTTTTTTTGCAACCGGTTTAGGTTTTTTTGCAACCGATTTAGTTTTTTTTGCAACGGGCTTTTCTACGGGTTCGCTGGTTGATTCTATAGAATCAACATTGTTTGAAACAATCGCAGATTTCTCTAGGTTCTGAATACTTTTCGAATGTTTTGCTTGGGTATCTGACATTTTTTATACTAATATATAAGATTTTATTATGGTTTTTTTTTACTTAATTTATTTTTTTATTAATTCGGAAAAATCTAAAATTTTTTTCTTGCTTATATAGTATAAAATAAAATGGGAGGAGGATTAATGCAATTAGTAGCTTATGGCGCACAAGATATTTACCTTACAGGTAACCCACAGATCACCTTCTTCAAGGTTGTCTACAGAAGACACACTAACTTCGCGATGGAAGCGATTGAACAGACCTGGAACGGGTCAGCCACAACTAGCGGTCGCTGCACCGCCACTATTTCACGCAATGGTGATTTAGTTCACAAAATGTATTTAGAACTTAAAGGAACCACCAGAGCAACCGTTAATAATCCGACAGCTGCAATTATTGATAGTGTAGAATTAGAAATAGGTGGTCAAAAGATTGATAAACAGAGTGGTTTATGGATGGAAGTATGGGCTGAATTAACTGAATCAAACCCCTCTGCTGCTGGGGCGGACGGAGGTGGATCATTATTCCAAAAAATGTCTGGTATGGGTGGGTTTTGCGGCCACACCGCCATCAACCCTGCGAGATTTTTTGTCCCATTACAATTTTGGTTTTGCCGTAACCCGGGTCTCGCTTTACCTTTAATCGCCCTTCAATATCATGAAGTTAAAGTTACATTAAACCATCAGTTTTCCACTGCCACTTATGGATTCAACACCACCAGCACAAAAGAAAATAAATTATGGTGTGATTACATTTACCTTGACACAGATGAAAGACGCAGATTTGCCCAGGTATCCCACGAATATTTAATTGAGCAGGTACAAGAGCAAACTGTTACAACTGGCACTGGTTCTAAAGATCTTAACTTCAACCACCCAGTTAAGGAATTAATTTGGACAAATTCCAGCGCTACAAAATTACAAGCCGTAAATACTTCGCTCGGAGCGGTCGGTGGTGCTGAAACTGATACTTTTCAACTCAAACTAAACGGTCATGATCGCTTTGCCGCACGCGATTACCGTTATTTCACTAGAACTCAAGTATGGCAACACCACAATGGTGCCGGTGGTATCGATGCTGACAGCACCTCTGGCGGACACACTGATTCTATTGCTGTATACTCTTTTGCCCTTAAACCAGAAGAACACCAGCCTTCAGGAACATGTAATTTCTCCAGAATTGATAATGCGCAATTAGTTGTAGCAGGCACCGGTGCTGCCGACGCTCTATTAGTCTTCGCTGTCAATTACAATGTCCTCCGCATCATGTCGGGTATGGGTGGCCTCGCTTACTCGAACTAAAGAATTAAAAGAATTACAAATTTTATATCTAGAATTAAAAGAATTACAAATTCTATATCTAGTATTAAATTATTTTTTAAGGAAAAAAATCTGAAATTTTTTTCTTGCTATATAGTATAAAATAAAATGGGAGGAGGATTAATGCAATTAGTAGCTTATGGCGCACAAGATATTTACCTTACAGGTAACCCACAGATCACCTTCTTCAAGGTTGTCTACAGAAGACACACCAACTTCGCTATGGAAGCCATTCAGCAGACATGGAATGGTAGTGGCGCATGGGGTGGAACACAAACAGCCACTATTTCAAGAAATGGTGATTTAGTCGGAAATATGATAGTTGAAATTGTTGAAGCGGGTAACTCTGCTGGTGTTGGCGCCCCCAATGCCGGTTCAGCATATATTAAAGAAGTTGTGTGTGAAATTGGTGGCCAGCAAATAGACAAACATTACAGTCATTGGTTAGAGGTTTACGCAGAATTAACAGAAGAAAACACACAAGGAAATATGGCAGCTGATTTAGCATTACGTGGCACTACTTCTGCCAAGGCAACTACAGCACAATGGACTAAATTTCAAAGAATGGCCTGTATGGGTGGGGTAACTGGGTTTGCTTCTGGCATCACTCGCGAAAGAATGTTTGTACCCCTTAGATTTTGGTTTAACCGTAACCCTGGTTTAGCTTTACCATTAATAGCTCTCCAGTATCATGAAGTGAAAATTAAATTAACTTGGTGTGATAAACTCCAAGTCGATGGTAATTCCACATTTCCATCAACCGCGGCATTATGGTGTGATTACATTTACCTTGACACTGATGAAAGACGTCGTTTTGCCCAGGTATCCCACGAATATTTAATTGAGCAGGTACAGTTCCAAAGTAATGATGCTGCTACTAGTACATTAAATTTCAATCACCCAGTAAAAGAATTAATCTGGACAGGTGGTGTAACCTCTACATCAACCGTTTCCGCCGGACCTTCTACCCCATTATCGTTGCTTGCAGGAAATTCATTTCAACTCAAACTAAATGGGCATGATCGTTTTGCAGCAAGAGACCGTATGTATTTTACTCGTGAACAAGTATGGAAATATCATACTGGATACGGATCTGTTGGAACCCTCGCCACCGGTGACGTCAAAGATGCAATTGCAGTTTATTCATTTGCTCTTAAACCTGAAGAACACCAGCCTTCGGGAACATGCAACTTCTCAAGAATTGATAATGCTCAAATAGTTCAAGGTGTCGGTGCTGCACAAGCTTTATATATCTACGCTGTCAATTACAATGTCCTCCGTATTATGTCGGGTATGGGTGGCCTCGCTTACTCGAACTAAGTTACAAACTAATGTATTAATAGTATTAAATTGTTTTTTAAGGAAAAAAATCACTAATTTTTTTTCTTGCTATATAGTATAAAATAACATGGGAGGAGGATTAATGCAATTAGTAGCTTATGGCGCACAAGATATTTACCTTACAGGTAACCCACAGATCACCTTCTTCAAGGTTGTCTACAGAAGACACACTAACTTCGCAATGGAAGCGATTGAACAGACTATTCAAGGTTCAGCCAAAACCGGGGGTGGATATGGAACTGTAACTATCTCAAGAAATGGTGATTTAGTTCACAAGGTTTACGTAACATCCGAAACCACTGGTATCACAGATGGTGATGCAATTGTGGCTGATGTTGAATTAGAAATTGGCGGACAAAGAATTGATAAACATTACAAAGAATGGAACCAAACTTGGAACGAATTATCTACCCCCGAATCTAAAGCTATTGGACTTAAATCTATGAAAGGTGCTATTGGTACATCGGGGACACCCTCAACTGCTGGTACAGGTGTGGGTATGGTTCAAGTTCCTTTAAACTTCTGGTTTTGCCGCAATCCGGGTCTTGCTTTACCACTTATTGCTCTTCAATACCACGAAGTTAAACTAAAATTTACTTGGGGTGCCATAACTGCCGTAGCCACTGGTGCAGCAACTGGGGCCACGTGTAAGGTAATATGTGATTACATTTACCTTGACACAGACGAAAGACGTCGTTTTGCCCAGGTTTCGCATGAATATTTAATAGAACAGTTACAGAGAGAAACTATTAAGGCGACATCTACGGCGGGCACTGTCAATCAGAAAATTAACTTTAATCACCCTGTTAAAGAATTAATCTGGACTGGGACAACTTACACTAAAGCAAAACTTAAGCTCAATGGTCATGACCGTTTTTCGGAACAGAACAAGGAATACTTTCAGCTCAGACAACCTTACGATCACCACACAGCTGTCCCGAAACAGAACTTACCGTCTGCATCTGACGGTGGAAACAGCTTATTAGCGGGAGCACAACCCCTGTTTCGTGGTACATTTACTGCATTTGCTGGCACGGAATCAGAGGGTGAAGGTGGTGGTGTTTTTCTAGCCACTGATGCTGCTACAAATCAAGGATTTGTTATATCAACAACAACAACTCTAAAATTAGGGACTGCCGCGGCACCAACCGGTGAAACAGGTGGTATAAACGGATTAAAAAGTGGTGATGTTATCAAAGCACTAGTATCCACCGCCAACAGCAACACCCTCACCAGTGGATTAACATTAGAGGGTGTGGGTTCGGTGGTGAATGCGGCGGCAGACTCGCAGCTACTACTTCTTAATCAATCATTCATAGCTATTGTTGATTCGGTTACTATCACCTCGGCCACCATTACTACCATAACACTTCGTGATGGTTTTATTCGTTCCGATGGGGCACTAAGAATTACTACACTAAATGATTCTGGAGGCACGAGTGCAAAATTAACATTTTATACATCCAATATAAATGTAGATGCTGCCCGCACCTCTCAAATGACCGATGCCATTAATGTCTACTCCTTCGCTCTCAAACCCGAAGAACACCAGCCTTCTGGCACCTGCAACTTCTCAAGAATTGACAGTGCTCAATTAGAATTAACTACTACAGCCGGAACCGCTGCTGGAACTCTATACGCTGTCAATTACAATGTCCTCCGTATTATGTCGGGTATGGGTGGTCTCGCTTACTCGAACTAAGTTAGAAACTAATGTATTAATAGTATTAAATTGTTTTTTAAGGAAAAAAATCACTAATTTTTTTCTTGTTATATAGTATAAAATAACATGGGAGGAGGATTAATGCAATTAGTAGCTTATGGTGCTCAAGATATTTACCTTACCGGTAACCCACAGATCACCTTCTTCAAGGTTGTCTACAGAAGACACACTAACTTCGCGATGGAAGCGATTGAACAGACTATTCAAGGTTCAGCCAAAACTGGGGGTGGATATGGAACTGTAACTATCTCAAGAAATGGAGATTTAGTTCACAAGGTTTACGTAACATCCGAAACCACTGGTATCACAGATGGTGATGCAATTGTGGCAGATGTTGAATTAGAAATTGGCGGACAAAGAATTGACAAACATTATAAAGAATGGAACCAAACTTGGAACGAATTATCTACTCCAGAATCTAAAGCTACTGGACTTAAAGCTATGAAAGGTGCTATTGGTACATCGGCTAGTACAGGTGTGGGTATGGTTCAAGTTCCTTTAAACTTCTGGTTTTGCCGCAATCCGGGTCTTGCTTTACCACTTATTGCTCTTCAATACCACGAAGTTAAACTAAAATTTACTTGGGGTGCCATAACTGCCGTAGCCACTGGTGCATCAACTGGGGCCACGTGTAAGGTAATATGTGATTACATCTACCTCGACACCGACGAAAGACGTAGATTTGCACAGGTTTCGCATGAATACCTTATTGAACAGTTACAGAGAGAAACTATTAAGGCAACATCTACGGCGGGCACTGTCAATCAGAAAATTAACTTTAATCATCCTGTTAAAGAATTAATCTGGACCGGCACAACTTACACTAAAGCAAAACTTAAGCTCAATGGTCATGATCGTTTTTCGGAACAGAACAAGGAATACTTTCAGCTCAGACAACCTTACGATCACCACACATCTGTCCCAAAACAGAACTTACCGTCTGCATCTGACGATGGGGACAGCTTATTAGCGGGAGCACAACCCCTGTTTCGTGGTACATTTACTGCATTTGCTGGCACGCAATCACTTGGTGAAGGTGTCGGTGTTTTTGAAGCCGCAAATACTCCTACAGATAACAAATTTTCTATAAGAACAACATCTCTAGAATTAGGGACTGCTCTGGCACCAACCGGTGAAACAGGTGGTATAAACGGATTAAAAAGAGGTGATGTTATCAAAGTACTAGTATCCACCGCCAACACCGCTGGGGCCACCTCAGGATTAACAGTAGAGGGAGTGGGATCGGCGGAGAACGGAAACGCAGGCGTGCAGATACTACTTCTTGGTCAATTATTCATCGCTATTGTTGATTCGGTTACTAGCACTGCGACCGTTACTACAATAACACTTCGTGATGGTTTTATTCGTTCCGATGGGGCACTAAGAATTACAACACTAATTGCTTCTGCTGCAGCAGCTGTGGACGCAAAATTAACATTTTATACATCCAATATAAATGTAGATGCTGCCCGCACTTCTAAAATGACCGATGCCATTAATGTCTACTCCTTCGCTCTCAAACCCGAAGAACACCAGCCTTCTGGCACCTGCAACTTCTCAAGAATTGACAGTGCTCAATTAGAATTAACTACTACAGCCGGAACCGCTGCTGGAACTCTATACGCTGTCAATTACAACGTCCTCCGTATTATGTCGGGTATGGGTGGTCTCGCTTACTCTAACTAAGTTAGAAACCAAAGTATTAATATATTTTTTATATAATTTAATTGAAAAAATTAATTATAGGGTATTCAAAGAAGAGTGA